GTAACTCCCTGAACCTGTAAAAGTTAAAATTGTATTACTACCAGATGTTGTAACTGTTGGCGAACCTGTTTTGGATCCTGAATAATTTGTAGTAGGTATACTTAATATAACAACTCCTTTTCCACCGTTTCCACCGTTTCCACCATTATCAGCTCCCCCACCACCTCCACCTAAATTTGCAGTTCCATTATCTCCAGGACCAGTTTGAGCATTTCCACCACCTCCCGTTCCACCTGATCCAGCACCGCCTCCAGTAGGAGTATATCCTATACCTCCACCTCCACCAGCATAAGTAACTGAAGAACCTGTTATAGAAGAAGCTGTTCCATTACCTCCTGGACCTCCTGATTGAGTAGCAGGGGTACCTGAAGTTCCTGCAGCTCCAGCTCCACCTCCACCACCTCCTGCATAATAAGGATGAGCATTTGAGGAACTTCCTCCATTATTTCCCTGACTTGGTGATGTGCTTGGTGTATTTCCTGAACCTCCTCCACCACTTCTAGATCCTCCTCCACCAGATCCTCCTGAACTTCCAGCGTTTCCTGCATTAGCAATGTCTGTTCCTCCACCACCTCCTCCAGCAGAAGTTATAGTTGTTAATCCTGAACCTGATATTGAACTGTCTGAACCATTAATTCCATTTGCACTACTAGTTATAGCACCAGCACCACCATCACCAACACTAACTGTAATTAATGTTGAGGCACTTACTGTTTGAGTTGATGTTCTAAATCCACCAGCACCACCACCTCCACCTTTTTGTTGACCCCCACCTCCTCCACCAGCTACTACTAAAAAATCAATGTTAAAAGGATATACAATAGGTTTTGGCCAAGTATTTGTTGTTCGAGCTTGATATTGATCTTCTAATGCCCAAACTCCTGATGCTGTTATTGATGTTGGAGTATTTAGAACTCCTATGATTCCACCGTTGTCTTTTGCCATAGCAAAAATCTCCCGGTTAACTTATGATTTCGTATGAGATCAAACATACTAGATCACTATTTGCACTAGCAAGTCCAGTAATTACTTCAGTTTCTTCTAAATAAAATGAATTTGTTTTATCAATTACAGATAGTGTTGCATCAGCAGGTACAGAAATTGTACTTGCTATTGCTCTTGTATTTGTTAAATCATTGTATGAAATTGTAACATCAGCAGCACTAGTTCCATCTATATTTGTAACCAATATTGAATTAATTTTAAAAACTGTATTTGCTGTTGCTGTAACTAAGTTAGCACTTGCTGTAGTAAGTGCAAATGTATCTGTTTTTCCTAATATCGAACTTACATTTACTATATTCGGGTTTGCCATATTTTTTTATCCTCCAAAAATCATTGCCATAGCAATGGCTTTACCTGTTGTAATTCCTGCAGTGGAAAAAGATAGTTGTCCACTACCATTTGTTACCAAAGCTTGTCCATTAGTACCATCAGTTGAAGGTAAAGTAAAGTATGTTGATGAGCCATTATTTGCTATTCTAGTAACATTTACGTTACCTAAATCAGCCATAACATCATACATTACTGTTCCATTTGTATATACTAAAGATTTAGAACCTTGTGGAATGATTATTCCAGTTCCACCAGTTGGTGCGAAAGTTAAATTAAAAGCTCCTGAAGTATTATTAAATACTACATATTGATTTTCTACAGCATCTGTAAATACATTAATACTTCCAGTTAATGCACCTGTAAATTCAAGTACAGCATTATGAACCTGATCATCTGTAGTAGAATCATCAGTGTTAGTTGTAGAAGTATTAGAAGTTAATGTAACGTTAGCAGAACCTGCAACTGATACAGCTTGATATCCTTTTACAGAGGAATCAACTCTATTAAAAACATAATTTACTAAATTACCCCAATTTCCTGCGTTTTCACCAGAACCTTGTCTTTCTAATTTTAATCTCGATGTATATGTAGAAGCCATGTGTATTTATACTCTTAAATTTTGTATTTGTAAATAATATTCATTTATATGTTATTGTCTAGTTAATATTTGTCCAATTTTCAGTATTTGTACTTGTATTTATATTATCCCAGAATTTTAGAGTAGCTACACTTACATTAGCAGTTTGACCTGTTATAGTTAAAAAATTGTTAGAATTAGCTATAACGTTTCCTACAAAAGTAGTTATACTATTACCAGTTAAAGAAAGAACTTGATCAGCTCTAATAGCTATCGTATTAGCTGTTACATTAGCCTGGGATCCAGTAATAGGAATAATATTATTTAATACTAAAGTAATATTTCCTAAATTTGTATTTAATTGAAATCCTACTATATCAACTTTATTAGCAGTTCCTGTTACAACATTTCCTACAGATACATCTAAAGCTATTTCAGCACCAGTTTGAATTGTAATAGATCCACCAGCTGCTATTGATATAGAACCTAAAGTAGTAGTTAAATCTTCTCCTGTAATAACTACTTTAGCTTCATTAAGTACAATTATATTATTTAAAGATATATTTGCTAATTGACCACTTATAGAAATATCAGCATTAGCAATTGTAATTATATTACCTACACTTGCTGTAAGTTGAGTTAAAGTTGAAATTGCAAAAACATTTCCAGTTCCTGTAAGAACTGCACCATGACCTATGTTCCAGGCGCCACTTGACCATTCATCGGCGTTCCAGTAACCACCAAAATCTATTTGAGTTTCTAATTGTTGACCAGTAATATTTGCAAGAGTATCAGGAGATGTATTCCAAGCTCCTACGTTATACCCTAATCTGCTCCAACCTTCTTGCGCTGTTGGCATAGGAGTTTACCTCTCTATGCTATACGAATTAATCCGTTAGTAGCATCAGCGTTTGGAAACTGTAGCTCGAATGTTCCGTTTGTAGATGTTTTAACACCACCAAAATCTAAAACTGCAATTGCAGCATTGCTTAAACTATTATTATAAATTAAAGCAGCTTGTGCAGAAATAGTTGCATTAGCAAATGTAACATTATCAGCATCAAATATTGCTGTAGTTCCGTCAACAGTAATTGCAACGTTACTTAATGTAGCTCCACCAGTTGTGTAATTAGTTCCAGCATTTGAAATTTCATTACTTGTAGTGTACGCAGTAGTGTTTTGATCTAAAGTAGCAAGGTTTGAATATAAAGCACACTTTAATGTACTTGCAACTAAATTTGCTCCTGGCTTCATTAAGTCTTCCTTAAATGTAACCGTGATAGCTTGTGTAATCGGCATTTTTTATTGTCCTCCAGTTAAAGTGTTTTCACCAAGTGGGCTACCAGGAAATTTAAAGTCCGTTCTTCTTCTTCTACGAGCTTCATTATTAATGGCAGTCACACTCTCAACATATTTTTTGTTGTAGATATTATAGTCTTCCATGTTCTTTGTAAAGATATTTGCTTCAGATAAACAACCATATAAAAGAGCATCTGGAGTATTAGTAGTATAATAATTAGTCGTATTCGTATTAGATAATGGATTAATTCTTCCTTGATATCCTAATTGAATAGAATAAGCTTGATCTGGTGTAGGCGCTAAATATAACGTATTATCATCAAAATTAGCAAAATATTTAGGTTGAGCTGTTATACTTACATTAGGCCAATATTCTTGTATAAATTCTAATGGTTTAATTTCTAAAAAAGAAACATTACCACTTACTGTTATATTAACATAGTTAATAAGCATAGGTTCTATAGCTGATGGTAAAGTTACAAATCTATCTCCTGAATAAACTGAAGAAGTCATGTTTTGATTAAATCCTACTGGATCAATATCTCTTGAAAGTCTAAACTCCGTGTTATCAATAAATGTGTCTAATTGATTTGTAAAGTCAGTTCCATTATTTTCAGCCCAGAGTTGTATATCACTCTTTAGACTTGAGTACGTCATTGGCATCTTTTTTATCTCCCGGTGCTACAGTAAATTTAGACCATGCATATCCTTTAAATGCGTAAGTTCCCCAATGAGTAAGAGGACTTAATAAATCAGCGTGTATTTTACCACCAATCTTTTGCCACATTCTACAAAAAGCATAGTCTTCACTTAAGTATCTATTACTTTTTTCATCAATAATACAGTCAAAAAATGCATATGTATTTTTAGAAGTAAATCTTTCAGTATTTATGATCTGATCGCTAGTATATTTAAGATTAGGATAAGCTTTCATCATCTTATAAAAGACTTCTTTTTTAATACACATAAAACCTGTAGCTGCATCTAATACTTCTACAAATCCAGATTTCATTTGAATATCTCTAGGATTTACAAAATTTAAATTATATCCTAGAGCTTTTTGCTCCATATTTTCAAAATCTCCTTTTTTAGCAAGTTCTACAACATGGTTCCAATCTACAGATTTTCTAGCATATATACCACAAGCTATATCGTGTCCTGAATCTAATAATCTCCAAATGTTTTTACCTTCAAAACCTATATCGGCATCTATAAACATTAAATGAGTAAATCTATCGTGTGGATCTGACTCACATAAATCTAAAAATTGTGCGACTAAAGTATTTCTAGCTCTAGTAACTAAACTTTCATTTCCCATAGTATTTAATACCATGTGAAAATCATTTTTAGCAGCGACTTGTTGAGTTTGAATAATTCCATGAAGATAACCTTCATTGATCATTCCACCATAACATGGTGTTGCAATTACAACGCCATATTTTTTCTTTTTATTTAATTCATCACTCATGAAGTGACTACATTAACACTTCCTAGAGATAATGATAACAAATTTGTTGTAGCTTGTGCAACTCCTACCGCTAACACAGCTCCTGATGTATTAGGGTATATAGTCTGAATCTGATCTGGAACACCACCTATGAGTGAATTTGGGACATTTAAACGTGCATTTTCTAATGCTGTAGCATCAGTAAAATAAGTTAAATCAAGTTGTGGATGTTTTGGTTCATATTCAGAATCATGTACAAATAGACCATTCCATTCAAATAACATTTCATTATGAGGAAATTCTAATCCACTTCTATCTGATATAGTTCTTCCATATCTACCACTTGAAAATTTAGTATAAGGTGCTCTATGTGGTTTTTTAGTTCTTTCTCTATTAGAGTTTGCACCAGCCATTATATTGCCCTTCCATATCCTGGAACTATTCGAGTTGTAGGAGTAGAGTCAGCAGATTGTGCTCTTGAAAATGCTTCTTCATAATCTAATTTTAATTCAGCTCTCATATTACCATCTATGCCTGGTCTTTTTTTACCTAAAAAATAAGCTAGTCCAGAACACATTGCTTCAATCCAACGAGAAGGTACATCTACGTTTTGATCTACTCCATTTACAGTATTTGCTGTTATATCTTCTATTCTTCTAATTCTCCAATATCTCATTACATCTGTAGAGTTAATAGGAGTTGGATATAAAAATAAAACTGGTGTAGATAATCTTTGTAAAAAATATTGAGTAGGTAAAGATTGAGTTGATTTAACTCCAATCGCTTCATAATCACCTAAAGCTAAACGTGTCATAAAATAATCAGTATTAGTTCCACCTTCATTTCTTCTAATACTTGATTCAACAATATCAATAGTATCAGCGGGAAGTGTATATTGATTCGTTCCTTGTACTAATGATAAAGTTTCTAATTCTACAGTCCATTGATTGTAACCACGATTGGCCCAATCTGTGAACATTATATTTAAACTTCTTCTAGCAGAACGAACATCATAACCTAATATTGGATCACCTCCAATACGATCATATGCTTCTTGAATTACTTCAGTTACATTTAACTGAAAATTAGCTGAACCCGATAGTGCCATAAAGACCTACGCAAAGAATACAGTTAATCCTGCAACGTTAGCTAAATTAGCTTGAAGTTTAGTTCCAAATTTTATACCTTCATCTGGTATACTAATAGATATAGGACCCGATGCAACACTTGCTGCTGTAGTAATACTAAATATAGTTACATTATCATCTGCAAATGTAACAGTTCCAGCATTAGCAGTTGGAGTTGCTATAAATCCTTTTAATCTAATAGGTCCACCAAATAAAACAACATTTGATCCTGTACTAGTAGTGCTATTTGCTTTTACATCTGAACCTGCCATATTTCCTCCTTATAATAGATTATATTTTTTTAAGTCTTGTAATAATAGACTAACTCGGTCTTCATTAACAGCTGGTTTTCGTCTAATAGATGATAGTATATCGTTAGTATATTCACTTGATAAATCTAAAGATGAAGTATTTAAATTCTTATCTAATCTACTATCAAAAGCAAAATCTTTTCCAGAACTGCCTCCTCCACCTGTCATAGGTTTAGAATCTGAGAATTTATTGATAACTTTTTCTATATCTGATAATTTTTTATCAAGAGTTTGTTCTTGTTTTTGACCAGTTATATAATCTGAACCTGTTTTAATTTCTCCTTTTCCTGCTGGAGCATCTTCTCTTTCTCCAAGAAGCTTTTGTTCTTCAGAGGGTTTATATTCTTCTTTAGCTTTTTGAAATTCTTCAAGTTTTTTAGTTTTACTATCTTTAAATAAATCACTTATAGTAGAAGAAGCTCTATCTTTTGTTTCTGAAATTTTTGTAGAAATATCTGTATTAGATAAATTGGCAAACGTATTAGATAAATTACTACCGATATTTCCTATATCATTAAAATAGTTTAAAAATCCGTATTCGTTTTCCATAGTATTTTAATGAGGGCCCGAAGGCCCTCTAATTAATTATGCTAAGTTTGTATCTTGTAAATAGTAAACAGTAACAACGGCAGAGCCAGTTGTACCATCACCATTTGCAGCTTGAAATACAGCAGTAAGTTTTGAATCTGAAGTTCCAACATCGTAAAATGCTGAAGAAATAATAGCAGCATTTACAGCTGTTACTCTTCCAGTAACTTTTGCATTTGATACAGCAATATAAGCTGTAGCATTTGAAGCATTACCAACAGAAACGTTTGCTGCACCAGTATCGTTAGATACTACTGTAACATCAGCAAATACTTCTACTACTTGTGAGTTAGCAGGTATTACAGCAACTGTAGTGTTAGCAGTCGCTCCCGTAAGAGCAACAACTTTACTTTGACTCATTAATACAAAACCTGTGTTTTTTATATTTTCGCCAACTGTTGTGCCTGTAGTGTCCTTAATCGTTCCCGCTTTAATCGGTCCCGAAAATGTAGTTGTACCCATATGTCTATACCTCCAGTATAGTCTGCTTTCGCAGTCGTTTGAGTTAAATACTAGGCGTATTGCTACGCCTAGTACAGATTAGTTATTAAGCAGCTCCTTCTGAACCGTAGATAGCTCTCCAGTCTGTAAAACCGAAAGAGTATCTTTCTCTAACTTTGTATCT